GTTAATTGCATCTGCCCGGCATCGTAGCCAAAGGTAGTTACATCCAATGGGCCAGATAAGTATGCAGTCGAGCGTTGCTGTCTGGCTAATTTCCATTGTGCCAGTAGGCTTGACACTTGCTCTGGTGGTAAATCAACGCCAGAGTTTTTGATAACCATTGTTGGATTAGGTTCAGCAGCCATTCGGCTAACTGCCAGTTCAAGCTCTAAAGCGGTTCTAATTGTTCGGCCACCACGATTAAGTAGGCCCTCATCTAAACCACTAAACACTTCACCAGCATTTAGTTTCATGTGCTAGGCGACCTGCAAGTGATGGTGGATGGCGCATTGCACGTAGAGCAGCGCAAGTACCAATCACAGCTGCAGTCGCTTTAGTAATGGCGGCAGGTCATGCTTGTGCGCCACAACAGACTGTGACTATCATTAGTTCTTAAGGTCTACTTGGCAGTACCTTGTGTGTGGGTTAGTCACTCCTATCACTAACCCACACACTTCCCGACACGCGCATCAGATGCTTGTATGTCAGACATTTATGAGATAATGAAGTATGGGATTTATTGATTTCTTGCTTGGCACAGAACCACAAAAATCAGAAGTTAAAGCCGCCGCTAAGGCTGGCGTTCAAATACCTTATTACCAAGATTCTTGGTCACCATTAGCAATGATCCGAGTAAGCCGATCAGATGCAATGCAAGTACCAGCAGTAGCCCGAGCAAGAAACATTATTTGTGGAACTATCGGAACACTTGGCTTAAATGCTTACAATGACATTACCTACGCAGAAGTAGAGGGTCGCTCATTATTGAAGCAACCTGATCCAGCATTACCACTTGCAGTAACAATGGCTTGGACTATTGAGGATTTATTATTTCAGGGCCAAGCCTTTTGGGTTGTATTGGCAATAAGTCCAGAGGATGGCAGACCAACACAAGCTCGTCGCATTGACCCAATGCGTGTTACTTTTACAACGGATACACAAACTGATGAGATCATCAACGGGTTTTACCTTGATGGTTACTTAACACCTATAACTGGTGTTGGTTCGCTTATCATGTTTAGCGGTATTGATGAGGGCATTCTTAATCGAGGTGGCCGCACCATTTCAACAGCACTAGAACTTGAAAAGGCAGTTTCCCGGATGGCTGCCGAACCTAACCCAACAATGGTTATCAAGAATACGGGTGTGGACTTGCCACCTGAACAAGTATCCAGCCTGTTAGCCTCATGGGCAGCTGCTCGCCAAAAGCGATCAACCGCCTATCTATCCGGGCCACTTGATGTAACCACATTTGGCTACGACGCTCAGCAAATGGAATTAAGCCAGTCACGCTTGAACACTGCAGCTGAAATTGCCCGTATGTGCAACATTCCAGCATGGTACTTGAATGCAGAATCAGCCAGTGCCACTTACTCGTCAGTTACTCAGGAACGCCGCAGTTTGATTGATTTTAGTTTGCGCCCTTACATGTCGTGTGTAGAAGAACGCTTATCTATGAACGATTTAACGCCACGTGGGCAAACAGTTCGTTTTGATTTAGATGATTACCTACGCGGTAACCCTATGGAACAAATTGACGTTCTAACCAAAATGCTAGATGCAGGACTTATTACCGTTGATGAAGCGCGTGAGGAAATGGATTTAGCACCGAGAGGAAACACAAATGCAGATTAATTTTGATGGCCAGATTTTGGCAGCCGATACTGAAACACGCACCATTAAGGGACTTGTTGTACCTTTTGCCAAAGTTGGTAATACATCCGCTGGCCCAGTGCGTTTTGAGTTTGGTGCATTTGGCGAAATTGATGCCAGCCAAATTGTTTTGAACATGGAACATGACCGCACACGCCCATTGGGTCGCGGTATTGCTGGCAGTGAGGAAGTTACCCCAGCAGGTGTATCTATGGCCTTTAAGATTGCGCCTACGGGTGCTGGTAATGATGCACTTGTAGAAGCATCAGAGGGATTGCGCCCGGCATTTAGCATTGAGGCAGCAGTCAATGAATACACAATCCAACGCGGCGTAATGGTTGTTTCATCAGCCAATCTTGAAGCCGTTGCACATGTCACTAACCCAGCATTCAAGGATGCTCAGATCGCACAAGTTGCAGCTACAGAAGCTGATGACGAGATCACCCCAGAAACCCCCGAGGCTGAAACCGCAGCCGAGGAACAACCACAGGAGAACATTGTGGAAACCGAAAACACCGCACCGGTGGCAGATGAAGTAACCGCTAGTGCGGTTGTTCAGGCTGCTGCACCAGTGGCATTCACTAAGCCACGCTCACCGATCGTAGATGGCATCAGCTACCTAGATCACTCCATCAAAGCCGCAATGGGCGATGATGATTCTAAGATGTACATTCGTGCAGCAGATGACGATACCAGCACAAACACTGGTCTAACTTTGCCACAGCATCTAAACGAGTTTGTGACAAACACAATCTCTGACCGACCAGCGATCAACGCAGTACGCCGCGAATCACTTGTCAGTTCAGGTATGTCATTCACTATTCCTAAATTGGGAACTGCTCCAACTGTGGCTGACACTGACGAAAACCAAAGCCCATCCGAAACAGGTATGACTTCCGATTACCTAACAGTGACTGTAAACAAGTTTGCTGGCCGTAATGACGTGAGCTGGGAGCTCCTCGATAGAAGTTCGCCCGAGTTTCTCTCATTGCTCCTCTCCCAGATGAATGATGCCTATGCTAAGGCAACAGACGAAGCCCTACTGGCACAGTTTGTAGCACAAGGCACAGCATCAACTGGCGTTGCTGCAACTGCCGTTGGTTTCACTTCCTACGTTGGAACTGAATCAGCAGCTCTTTACAAGGCAACAAAGAAAAAGGCTCGTAACGTAGTTGCTAACACCGCAGTATGGGGTGGCCTAATGGGCGCAGTAGATGGCTCAAACCGTCCTCTTTACACTGCTTACAACGTACAGAATGCACCGGGCGCACTTACTCCGGGCGCAGCTGACGGAAATATCCAAGGCTTGAACTTGTATGTAGATCCGTACATCTCAGCAGCAACTTGGGTTGATGACAGCGCGTTCATCATTGCACCAGATTGCGTAAGCGTTTACGAATCACCAACAACTCGCTTGCAGGTCAACTTGATCGAAACAGGTCAGGTTCGCATTTCCCTATATGGCTACATGGCCATTGCAGTGAAGCAAGCAGACGGCATCCGCCGCTTGAACATCACCTAGGGATCGTTCAACAAAAGTGTGGGGGATGCGGCCCTGTGTCCCCCACACACCCTTTACTAGACAGGATTAAACAATGGCACTAATTACACTAAGCGAGTTAAAAGCCGTACTTGGTATTGGTGACATTTATGCTGATGCAATTGTGCAAGCAGTTGCTGATTCAGCTGAAAACATTATCTTGTCTTATTTAATTTTTGATGATGCCGCTATCAAAGCAGTATCACTAACAGGCAATGTGGCAACCTTTTATTGCTACGAAAATTCTTATGTTGCTGGACAGGCTTTAACAGTCACAGGTTGCGGATCACCATTCAATGGATCACGCACAGTAATTGATTCATATACTGGCCCGGGTGAGCCTTATTTCACAGCCGCAATTACTAACGCAGACATCATTCGCCGTAACATCATTCCAAGTGGCCGAGCAGTGCTTACAAGCCAAGCCGCTTTGTACGACACCATTCCAGAGGTGCGCGAAAGTGCCCTTGCCGTAGCCTGCGACATCTGGATCACTCGCACAGGCACACTAGGCCAGCAAGGGGTTGACTTCCAAAGTCCAGCACCGTACCGCCTAGGGCGTTCAATGCTTACTAGTGTCTCAGGCTTACTAGGCAAGCACCTAGACACCAGAGGCTACCTTGGCTGATCTAGCAACATACCGGGCTAACCTTGCCGCAACTCTTGCAGCTGCTGGTCGGGTTGTTTACGCATACCCAAATGAGAACATCACCCCACCTGCCATTGTGCTTGTGCCGGGATCGCCTTACATCACAGTCAGTGCCATTGGTGGCGCTCGTTGCAATGTGCGCTTTGACATCACAGTAATTGTCAATGCAGCTGACAACCAAGCAGCCTTAAAAAACCTTGAAACTTTAATCTTTTCTGTAACTGATCTACTAGCCAATAACATCTCGTTTTTGGGTGGATGGTCACAACCCACAGTCCAGCAAATCGGAAACGCCGACATGCTTATCAGCCAACTCAACATAGAGATGGTCACAACCAACTAGAAAGGCAAGTCATGCCAGCAACATACATAAC